TGGCTGTTCTCGTGCTTCGTTTACAACTTTCCATATGTTGTCCACAACGTCCTCTGGGAGTTGCCCCTCGACAACACCTACGTTTGGAAAGTTTCTTTGTATTAGGTCCATGCTTAACCTTCTAATACTGCTATACGAGCTTCAAGTTCTTGTATTGCTTTGACTAAGATTGGTATGAGCGCAGCTTCCGCAACTTCCTGTGAACCATCTGGTCTTTCATCCCAAAGTTTAAAGCCATCTTTAATACCACTATCTGCATCTATGGCTGTCTTTACTTCTTGTGCTATAAATCCGTGGTTTGTATTAGAGTTTTTAAAGACATCTGTTGAGTCAGCCTCATAAGCTCTAAATGTTTCTGGTAGTTCACCAAGGTTTTTATACTTAAATGTTCGTGGCTTTAAAGCTTTAATAAATGACAAACCCGCTGTAGAATCTACAATGTCTTTTTTGTATCTTTCATCTGAAACTGTTGACCACGTTACATTACCATGTGCTGCCCTAATGTCAGAAGTACCTAAACCAAGAGTTGTGTAGCCCGGCGCACAATCTATGTTGTATCCTAAACCGTGGGCATAGTTAGTAGTTCCGTCAGTAGAGTCAGTATAAGGCCCTACTAAAACATTACCATTAGAAGTTGTCAGATTAGCTTGATATGTACCTGCTTGATAGCCAATCACAACATTGTCTTGGCCTGTTGTAATTGCGTCACCTGCTGTTGCACCGATACACACGTTTCCATCACCCGTAGTCAAAGCAGTACCAGCCTCATCGCCCACGATTACGTTGTAGTTACCGCCAGAGGCTATTGAGTTACCTGCGTTGACACCTGCTCTAAAGTTAGATGTACCTGCTGAAGCAGTGATAATATCTGCACCATCTGCAAATGTTACGTCAGCAGCAAAGTTTACAGCACCATCAACATCTACAATGTCTAAGTTAGTTGTACCGTCTACATCAATGTTACCACTAATGTCTAGTGAAGTCGCAGTTAAAACACCTGTAACTCCAAGAGTGCCACCAACGGTCATGTCATCAGTAACGGTAAGATCATCACCTATCGTTAAATCATCAGTGAGGGTAGCTGATGTAGTGTTTACACTTACAGCTCTAGAGCCAATATATCCTGCCATTAGGTTATCTCCATATAACTCATTATTACTGAAACTTTGTCAGCTACAGAACAGTCTACTTTAATTATGTCACCTACGTTAGCTACAATCTTACCGTCAAGTACAGACAAAGATGATCCTACAGGTATAGCTACATCTTTAACAAGTTGTGCCGTAGTGTTCTGTGTCTGACTTGTTTGAGTTGTTGTACTCACAAAGTCTACTGAAGCAGTAACCTGTGAACTGTGTACGTTACATAAGAATAGTCCAAGTATAATAACAGTACTACCAGACTGTACTGTGTATATTGTTTCAGGTGTACCAGAACTTGCTGGTGCTACATCCCGTGTAATTGTTTTAAAAGTGTTAGCCATTGTTTTCTCCTATATCAACCAAGCGCAATGGCTAGGGCTGTGGCATCATCTGTTGTTGCAACTGTACCAGCAGCAGCAGGTAAAGTCAAGGTCACATCTGCAGTAGATGCTGGTCCTATTAGTGTTACTTTATTTGAGCCGTTATCTGAGTCCTCAAAGAACTCTACAAAGCCAGCAGATGTAGCTCCGTTCTTTACAGATACACCTGCGTTAGCTATTGCAGTAGCTGTAAGTGTAGCTACTCCTGTAACCTGCAGAGTACTTGCCATGTCTACAGCACCGTCTATGTCTACTGCATCTAAGTTGCTAGTGCCATCTACATCTATAGCACCACTAATATCTAGTGAGCCAAAAGAACCTACACCTGTCGTAGTAATGTTAGACGAACCATTGTCTATAGCACCAAAGCCAGAAGTAATACTACCTGAGTTTAATGCACCAGTAGTAACAATGTTACCTCCACCTACGTTGTGACTTGCAAAGTATGTAGACACTGTATCTACATTAGTCATACGCATAGTTCCAGCATCATTGATAAGGATACCGTCACCACTTGCTACTGCCGTAGTACCTCTTGAAGTATCACCATCAATAAGGTTTATCTCTGCAGTTGTAGCTGTAACACCATCAAGGATGTTTAACTCAGCGGCAGTAGATGTTACACCGTCAAGTATGTTTAGTTCTGCTGCCGTTGACGTAACGCCATCAAGAATGTTAAGCTCTGCAGCCGTTGATGTAACACCATCAAGTATGTTAAGTTCTGCTGCAGTAGATGTTACATTAGTACCACCTATATCTAAAGTAGTTAAAGAAACCTCACCAGCTACAGTTACAATACCATCAGCAAGAGTAATTAAGTCTGTATCATCAGTGTGACCAATGGTAGTACCATTAATAAGAACATTGTCTATGTCAAGAGATCCACCAGAAATTAAACCCGTAGTAGTAATAGTGCTAGAACCAGTATCTATAGCTCCAAAGCCAGAAGTAATGCTACCACTATTTAATGCACCTACAGTAGTTGCTGCAGTAGTTACAAGGTTAGGCATTGCAGTTATTTCATCATCAAAGTAAGCAGCTAAATCTGTGACTGCAACCTGAACCATAGTACCGTTGTCATTAAGTACAACTCTGTCAGCGTCAGCTACAGTAGTAGAAGTAGCAGACGTATCACCATCCACAATATTAAGTTCTGCTGCAGTAGCAGCTATTGCAGTACCATTAAAGTTAATAGCATCTACGTAAGCAGTACCATCAATGTACAAGTCTTTAAACTCTAGTGAGCTAGATCCTAAGTCTACGTCATTGTCAGTTGTAGGTAGAATAGAACCATTATTGAATGTAACTTGTGTCTCACCACCAGTAGTAACCGTAATTACATCTGAGCCACTAAAGGTAATGCTAGTGTTTGTATCTGAGTCACCTGTAATACTATCTAGCTGTATGTCACCTGCATTAGTAAAGTTAGAGTCACTTAGATCAAATGTACCTGTGACATCTAAGTTACCACCTACGGATAGATTACCTGATACATCTACTGCACCATTAATGTCTACTGTAGTTGCAGCTATTTGTACTTCAGTGTCAGCTACAATGTCTAACTGCCCATCTGTACTTGAGTTAATGTACAGGCCAGTGTCACGAAATTGTATCTTGTTATCTGTAGCTACCGTAGTTGCAGCGGCAATATTTACTGCACCGTCAATATCAACTACGTCTAAGTTTGTTGTACCGTCTACATCAATGTCTCCACTAATGTCTAGTGAAGCAGCAATGATTTCACCACTTGCATTAATTGCACCGTCAATGTCTATTGTTGTAGCTACAATCTGTATCTCAGTGTCTGCAACAATGTCTAGCTGACCATCTGCACTAGAGTTAATGTAGATAGCACTGTCACGAAATCCTACCTTCTTGTCTGTAGCTACAAGTATATCTTCTGCAAGTCCATCAATGTAGGCACTACCATCAAGGTATAGGTTACGCCACTGTTGACTTGAGCTACCTAAGTCATATGTGTCATCATCGTCAGGTATAATGTGTGAGTCAACATCTGCACCAAATACTACGTTGTCACTGGCTGAGTCACCTAATGTGAGTGTACCACCGTTAAACGTTGTAGTGCCAGTTACTGTAGCATTACCTGCAACTGTAAGATTACCACCTACAGCTAAGTTACCTGAGATGTCTGCAGCACCATTCATGTCAATAGTAGTAGCTGCGATTTGTATTTCTGTATCAGCTACGAGATCAAGTTGACCATCAGCAGATGAGTTAATATAAATAGCTGTATCACGAAACTGTATCTTTTCAGTAGAGGCTACAAGTATGTCATCAGAAAACTCAAAGTAGTCTTCGTCTTCCATCCACTTTAGTACACCGTCATTAGTCTCACCATCAAAGGTAACTGTAATATCTGTACCTGAAGTACCATCTCCTAATGTCAGAGATGTACCTAGCATTTTTGTTATAGGTCCACCTTCGTTAGCTGTACCGTCGTGTGTGTGTCCTGTACTGGCTTGAAAGGCTGCTAATAACTGGTTAAACTCATCATTAGTATGGGCAGCAGTGATAACATCACCGTCACTATACGTAGACTGTCTTGTATATGTTGCTCCCATTTATCTTCTAGCTCCTGTTTGATATTCCATTTGAAATCCTCTTAAAGCATATGGTGCTGTTATGCCATTATCATCTACTCTGAGTGCTACCGTAAATCCTGAACCTTCTACTGGTTGTCTTAACAAAGGCTCTGACTGTCCACCGTATGTTGAAGTTGAGTATACTCCTGAACCATATACAGCTACAATATCACTTGCTGATAAAGAGTAAGCTGCAGGTCTTGGACTGTTAGGATCTTCATAGTCGTATCTTAAAAACATATCTGCACTTATTGCAGCTTCAGGTTTGTAGCTTACAAGAACACGTTGCATATACTTACGTAATCCTGGATCACCAAAACTTAAATCAGGGCTTCTATACTTACCACCTATAGCTACCCCATCAAAATCATTACCTGATTCTTGTCTATACACGTATCCACCATCTCCACCGTGTATAACTACTGTATCTGTAGTTGTACTCACAGTGTCTGTAGATGTAGGTCTTATTCCTTTTAATTGTGCAAACTCAAACGCCTGTCCTCTTAGAGATGTTGCAACTCCCTCTGTAGCAGCCTGAACTGTTCCTGACTTTGTAAAGAATACTCTATACTGTGTTTTGTTAGGTATAACTAAAGATCTAAATCCAGCAGCGTTTGCAGTATTATCATTAAACACAGACTGCACAGGGGTGCTTATAGTACCTAGTTCAACGTCACCAATTCTGGTGGTTCCAGCAACAGTTCTCAGACCGTCTGGGGCTAAAAATATTAAGTCACCTGCAAATTCTTGTATTGTTTGTCCGTTTACACATCCAATGTTTCTAGTAACAGGTACAACTGCAAAGTTGCTAGATGATGTTCCTGATAGTTTAAATATTCTATCTTCACAAAATATAAACAAATCTTGACGAAAGACTTTAAGACCTGTTATTGTATCGTCTACTTTAAAGCTACCTGCACCGCTACCTGTAGCAAAGTTATCTTCATCAAATGGTACACTAAATACAACCTCTTGTTTTGTACTAGACATACCTGCATAAAACATATGATCTTTAAATGCTACTACAAACTTTGCACCTGTTACAGCAGTACTAACTTCTCCACTTCCTGCAGATGATACGTCTGTAGCTGCAAATGATGTGTTAAATACTGTCGGTGAATTATTTCCATCTGCAACTATAAGTTTGTCATTACCATCAAAGTTAAAGCGTTCAAAAGTATAAACACCTGCACTTGTTCTACCTGTATCTCTTTCTGTCCAAGACCCACTCCCTGCTGAAGCAGTAAATATCTTCTCACCTCTAGCTGCAATTATCTTTTCATTAAATATACAGGATAGTAATACTTCTTCTGTAGATGCACTTGTTTGTGGTACTACGTTGCTATTATATTTAGCAAATCCATTTATTCTTCTGTACCCACCATTAATATCAGGCTCAAAATTTACAAGCTCAAGTGCTTCTCCTGGTTGCATAGCAAATGTAGATTTATTTAAAACTAAACCGCCCATAAGTGGAAATGTAGACGGTGTTGTTTGTGATAGATCAGCCATTAAGATCCAACCCTAGAATTAAAAGTTGTATTAGTTGGTTGATTTATCATAGTTGATCTGATATACTCAAACCTGTTAATAAGCAAGCTTTGCATATTCTTAATGCCTTGCTCAAACCTAGCAAAGTTTAATTGGTACTGTTGTGTTTCACCTCTATATTGATACACAAAGGATGTAGCACCGTCTACTATAACTGGTGAAAACCTGTCAGGTATAGTTGTAGTGTCACCATGCTCAGATAGATCATCAGGAAATGTGTAATAGTCAAACACTAAAGTGTATTGTTTATCAGGGTATGGATATAATAGATAGTTGTTATCGGGGGTACGAACTATACTTCTAGGGACACCGCCCGTTGAAAACTGAGATATAAAAGCTCCGCTTGAGTGTGCAGCAGCAGTTGTACTATTGTCACCTCTAGTACAACCAGTTAAATCATTTCCTGAAATAGCCGTATAAGAAATTTGTTCTGCGCCTACATATACTTTACCTGTACTTGAAAAACCTGTACTAGATGTTAAAGACACTGTAGTTTCTGAGTCAGTAAGTGAGGAGCTTAAAGTAGTAGATACTATATCATCTTCTTTTGTAGCAAAGTCATTATTAATGTACTCATTATAATTCAAAGTAGCTAAACTATTACCTTGTGAATTAATATCTGTATCTTTTTTTATTCTAGCTGTATCATAATTAACTTGTTTTGTTCCTGTAGGTAAAGTATATCTAGCCTTACCTGCAGTAAGTGTTGAGGTATTAGTTGCATGATTAAAAGAGTAACCAAATTCCTTTTGATTAATATACCTTATAGCTTCGTTTACAGCATTTTTACACTGAGTTTGAACACCTCTAGAGTTTGCAAAGTTTGAAGAGGTAAGTACTACTTCATTCATTCTTGTTATAACACTATTTGACAATGTAAGAAAGCTTAAAGCCATTTTTTATCCTCAAGGTAAGCTAAAGGGGCCAGTTTCCCAGCCCCTAAAGTGATATTATATTATTACACCAGATCACGCTGTGCGACTGCAGCTTCTGTCATTGCAGCAGAAACGTCAGCAATTACTGCGTATACCCGTAGGCGTCCAGTAGCAGGTGCAGCACCAGCGATTGTTACATCAATGGTATCTGCAGCACCAACACATGCAAGTGATTCTGCAGCAAAAGTAGATGCAGCACCAGTGTTTACAATATTAGCTTCGCCATTAGTACCTTTTGCAAGGTATGTACCAGCGGCAGCGTCAAGTGCAGCACCGTCAATGATGTCATCACCACCACCGAAGTCAATATTACAAGTACAACTTGCAGTAAAAGACTTCATAATCTCTGCACCAGCAGCAACTACTACTGATTCGGCAGGGATTTCAAGAAGTTGAAATACATCCCCATCTGCGCCAGAGTAACTAGCAGTTACCATTGCATCAATATCTAGTATTGCTTCAATAGTACGTACAGTATTACCAACTACTGTTGGAACAGCAAGAACGTTTGCTCCAACACCAGCAGTATCACTGGAAGTCATGTCATAAGTAGCCATAGTTTATATCTCCCTTAAGCTGCGTTATAACGAGCAGTTACGATTGCTTCAGGACGAAGAATCTTCCTACCGTATAGATGCATACCCCTGACGATGTCAGCAAAGCTGTCAGGGTCACGGTATGTTTCTGTTTTGTTGATTTGCTCCGCAGTTGCTACAGCAGAATCATGGCCAGCTACGATAACACCAAAGTTAGTTAACTGGTTAGCAGATCCTGTAGTTCCTGGTCCAGTACCTACTGATGGCAGGTTAGACGAAGAATATACACGGAAGCCGTGGAAGTTGTTAAGGGCTAGACCATTACGCAATCCACCTGATTCACCGAAATCTGCGTTCATAAAGCGTGAATCTTCATCAGCTAAGATTTCCATAAATACTGGATCTACTACAATCCAACGTCCTTGCTTATCTACTTGCTGTTGATCAAGTAAACGAGCCATACGTGCTACAACCATTGCTGGCGAAGCAGTTGCCGTTGGCAAAGCTGTTGCTCCTGGAAGACGTGCAGCTAGAGGAATAGAGTGTGTTCCTGCTGACGATGTTGAAATATTCCCGAAGTCACCTTTATGAAGCTGCATAGATGATAGCAACTCATTTGAACCTGCAGTAGATACTGCTTTAGTACCGTTTACAGTTGAGTTCAATGCACCAGCTTGTGAGTGTAATGTAGACTGTGCGTAGCCTGACATGTAACCTAGTACTTCCTGATCGTGCTGATCAGCTAAACGATAAGCTGCACGATTGGTAGCAAGATCCATGAAGTTCACATGTGAATGTGCTTCTTCAATATCGTCCATCTTAAAGGCAAAATAGTTAGCTTTATCAATGACTAAGCTAAAGTCTTCGTCCTCTAAATCCTGGGCGGTGACCTGCGTACCCCTTGCGTACTGCGAGACAGAAATCTCTGGTTCTTTAATAATCTTGACGGTATCGCCTTGTGCAGCAATCTCACCAAAATAGTCTGAGTTAGTTATGTCTCCACATACAGTGCTTTTGCGAAAAGCTAACTGTACCTGTTTTGAATAGATTACAGGACTAAAGTTACCATTAGGTAAATTGCCGTAACCTGTTGCGGTTGTAAAAGCCATAGTATAATCCTCCATAGATGTTTGGCTTATGATAATTAAGCTTAAACACTGTGTAAGAGGCTGCTCTTTCTAGGGTGCAATATGTTCTTAGTTTGCCAACTGTAGAACATTCGGGCCTGTACTTGATCAGGTAAGTCTTATCTTAGTAGTTTTTGGCTTGCTTGTAGTAATAGTGTAAAGGTAGCTACATAGTAGGGCTTTACACTATTTAGTCAACATACATAGTTATAACAGTTATCTACGTATTGTCAATACCTTTTTAACGTGCTCCCCCAGAAATATCATAAATAAATTTACCATTACGTATAGATTCCATGATTTCGTCTGCGTTTGCCTCATATTCTTGTGCAGTCATTTTATTTACTTGTGATTCACGTATATGTCCTGCAGGGTTATCATTGTCTGGTTTAGTTGTACGTTTAGTCATTACAGCAGAAGCAGCCTTTTTAGTGCTCTTCTTCTTAGCTTTAATGTCCATGCCGTTGTCTACTTTATATAGATCTATAACACGTATAACTGACTTAGGGTCATCTTGGTTCTCGTAGAGAGCGTCTTGTACCCACTTAGGTTGTTCGCCTGCCCAATCGTGAAACTCATCACTAGACCTTAAATCATCAAAGTCTGAATGCATTGCTCGTATTTCATTTTCTGACTTAGTGCGCTGGGCAGTAGCGTTTATCTCATCAATCTTTTTTAGACGCTCATCTGCAGTATCAAACTTTTCTTGAGCTTTTTTTTCAGCTATAGTTTCAACTATGCCTGCAATCTCAGGATACTTACTAGCCCACGCCTCTATGTTCTCATCACTAGTAGGTGGTCGTACTGACCCTGCATTGTTTACTTGTTCCTTTAATACTTTAAGTTCTTCCGCTTGTTTATTTAGATGATTTCTTAGATCACTGTAGCGTTTCTTGTAGGTCTTCTCTTCACTACTTAAGTTTTCATCTTCTTGTGTTTTATCTTTAGCGTTGGTTTTTTCTTGTTTGGAATTACTTTCATTTTGTATTTCGGTTGCCTCAACTGCCTCGCTATCGGGTTCCTGACTTTCATTGTTTCGTTCTTCCATTAAAGCTTTAAGCTCTGCTTCACTTTCTTCAATACGTCGTTTGTTTGCTTTTGATCCACCTTGAGATTGTACAAAGCCTGCGTTTTTAGGGGTTTCTACTTGTGCTAGTTCAGGCATAATTATAGTTCCTTTTGTATGGGGCCAGCACTATTGCTGGGTAGCCTTATTATTGTTTCTTCTTTTTAGGTTTTGACACTAACCCACCTTCTGCTCTCCCACCTACCCTATTTCGTGCTGCGCTATCTATTACTTTGTCTTTATCTAAAGTTTTACGATTAAAACGTGAACCGTCTTTGTTTGTTACAGTATAATTACCTGTTTGTCTAGGTCCACTAGCACCAGCTTCTTTAGTTATTCTATCTGATGCTGCTTGTGAACGTTGAATTGACTCTACACTTGGTCCTGTATCAATACTTCTAGGATCTGAATCTTGACCACCACCTATATTAGGGTTATTATCTGCACCCTGTCTTGTAGTTCTGGTTTCACCCCCACCTATATTAGGGTTATTATCTGCACCCTGTCTTGTAGTTCTGGTTTCACCCCCACCTATATTAGGGTTATTATCTGCACCTGAAGAAGTTATACTTTCACCACTTTCACCACCACCAAGAACTGCAGTGTAATCATCAGGTCTAACTCCTACATCTACTGGATCGTATATTATAGAATCACCAGAGCTACTTGTGTAAGGTGTAGTTGTAATTATGCTACCATCGTCATCGCTTGTTTTTGATGTATCTACATTTGGTAGACGTTCAACATGTCTATCAAAAACTACGCTTTTATCTATAGGAGTTTTCTTTGTACCAAATATACCTGTCATTACATATGGATTACCTTGATCGTCTACACGTACTACTGCATTTGTAATGGGATCTCTAACAGCTACACCGTTGCCATCAGCTAACATACCAGCCTGACCACCAGATAGACTACCAATCATACCTACAACATATCCACCTACAGTTGTTGTAGCCTGTCCTTTAGATGGATCTCTAGTGAGAGATTTGTGTAGATCTATAGCATTATATAACTGTTCTCCTGTAAGATCTTTTGTCCAGCCTAGTCCTATATTATTGTTTACAGGTCTAACTTGCTTCATTAAACTTTGATTTATTTCAGGTATAGTTTGACTATCCAGAGTTCTTTTAGCCCAATCCTCAAAAGATGTATCTTTTATTTTGCCTAACATTACACCTGTTGAATACGCTGTATTTAAAACTGTTCTTGGATCTGTACCCCCGTAATCTTTACTTGTAATCATGCTGAGAGCAGCTTCATTAGCTTTTGCAGCCATTTTGTCTTTACCTACATTCATCCCATAGTTAAGAGCAAGAGCAAGAGGTGCTGATGCCATACCAACTACACCTGAAAAGATAGCTTGTGCTGGGTCTATTTTAATGTTTGTTCCTGGAATTTGAAAGGAACTACCTACTGTTTTGTTGTAGCTTGCCCAATCATTAGAAGTCCACGTATCTGGATTCGTGTTCCAGTAGCCTTTACTTTTATCTACACCTTCTGGTGTTACACCCATAGCATTAAATATTTCTTTAGGTGTAGCACTTGAATGTACACCAGCTTGTCTAGCCCATTTTTCATCACTGTCATCTGCGTCAACTACTCTAGCTACAGCTTCTTCAACTGTTTCGTCATCAGACTCTGTAGTACTACCTTCTTCATAACCTTCGGGTATAGAAGTTAAAGGTCTGCCATTATAGAAGTATACACGAATCTCATCTCCTGATGCATTACTGTAGGTTTTAAAGTCATACCCTGAAGGTGATACTCTTGTGACACCTGAACCGTAATAACCACCGCCTACAGGTTCAGGTATAGTCGTTAGTTCTAAGTTAGTTAAACCGTCATCTTCTTCAACTATATCACCTTCTGCAAAGGTTGCTTTAGGTTTATCTTCAGTTTCTTCAAACTCTAGTTCATCATCTCTAAAGGGCAGATCATTATTAGCTGCAATGCGTTGCCAACCTTCTTTAGCTGTATCTTGTAAATTATCAAAGAACTCTTGACCGAAGTATCTAACCGTAGCAGCATTAACTACAAACTCATTAGGACTTACTGCTATGTCTATATCATCACGCACTTCAGCAGGTAATGCGCCTAAAGGTGCAGTATTACCACTTACAGGATCAACTTGTTCCTTAAGTAACATAACATCCATCTCTAAGACTTCAGGTTCTTTTGACTTTTTACTTTGACGGGCCATTTACTTCATCCCTTAAATAGGTTAATCTACGTAGTGCCATTATTTCACCTTGAGCACGATACATACCTTCCATCGTACTTTCTTGTTCTAACTTTCTGTGAACATCTTTTATCTTATCATTTAAAGTTGCAACTAAAGCATCCCATACAGGTTTGTCATTAACTATTTTTTTAAGATTGCTATCCACGATTACGTACCTGTAAACCCTTGCTCACCAGGGGTAGGCACTGTTCCTGTACCAATGTTACCACCACCTGCACCTGTAGTATCACTAACTGCAACCCCAGCCTGACCAGAAGCTGCACCAGGAGCTTTAGGTGTTTCTGGCATGGGGGGTCCTTGAGTTTCACCTTCAGGTCCTGCAGGGGGTTCTGGTGGCTGTGCAAACTTTTTAAGTATTTCAGCTTGTATTGCAGCATCACTTAAAGAGTTAGTTACTTTGTCTGGATCTAGGTCCATAGACTTAGCTATCTCACGAATAATGTAATCTGACTTTACAAATGGTTGTAGTGTAGGACTAGACGCTACACCTATAAACTGCATCAATCTTTGTGAGCGTACCTCATTAGCCATAAGACTTTCAGTGCCTGACGCTTTAACTTCTAAGTCACCTTTTATATCTTTGTCAAAATCAAACTGCATGTTGAAAGCAAAGAATGCACGACCTAGTGGGCCAATAAGATAGTCATCTACATTTTTAACAACATTTCTAATAGAACCATTAGCTGCAGACATGAGCATACTGATACCAGAAGCAGTCCTTCCAACCCCAGACACGCCAGTTTGCCCATGTGCAAAACTAGGAAATCCCGTACTTTCATCAGCTAACACCCTCGCCTTATCAAATAATTGCATGTTTTCGCCTGCAACGTTGGGGAACTTGGTCCCAAAAATGCCTTGGCCTGGTGCGCCCCCCTGCCTGCGAAAGATTTTTCCTGGATACACAGATAAGTCTTGGCCTGGGACCAAATTTGTCTCATCAACTTCAATGATCAAATTACCAGAAAGTGCAGCATTATCAATGGCTAAACGCATAAAACCATTCATTAAAGTCTGTGTATCATCCATATTCTCAGCTATGCCTACACCGAAAAATGAATACGGGTTTAGTTCATAGGGTACTGCATAGTAAGGTATACGTGTAGGCTTAAATGGATTCAGTACAAGTCGTAACACTCTACCGTTACAGATCCAAGCGTTTACATTTACTTGCTCTGTATCTCTTAGTTCTCTAGGAATAGGAACACCATTAGTTTCTAGTATATCTGTATCAACATAGCCCCAAAACTCTAGTACCTCATAACGTTCAGGAGACACAGTATTGGAAGCATCATCTTCCATGTCTTGCTCCCAATACTTCTTATCGTATGACTCACCTAATTTAATTGCATCATCTATAGACTCTTCACGAAAGAAAGGGCGAGACTTTAGGCCACGCATCTGTGAGCGTGTCATGCGGTGACGTTCAACTACGTACTCAGCTTCATCCATGTTGTACGCATCAGGGTCAGGGTAGAAGTTCCATATAGATACGTGACTAGTAGAAGGTACAGTTTTAATTAGTGGATCATACTCACCTGACTCTTCGTCCCAATTAGGGTACTCTTTGTCTACGGCAAACGGCCCTTTCATAATACCTGTACCAAATAGAGACATCTC